GGATGCACCAACAAGCATATTATGGCCCTTTGGCCTTGCATTGCCGTCGGTTCCAGTTGGTTTTGGTACAGCGCAATCATGGGGGCCTTGACCGCCTACATTGACGCCAACAACGACGACGTCCCCAACCTTTCCCCCTCCAATAAGCTGATCGGCGTGACCGGCACCGTCCTGGCGGACGGAGAGACGGAGGTCGTCCTGGACCAGCTCCAGGGTAACGCCGTCAACAGTTTCGGAGTAACCACGGCGATCAACGTCAACGGCTGGCGCACCTGGGGCAACCGTTCCGCTTGCTACCCGGCCAACACCGACCCGAAAGATATGTGGTTTTGTTGCCGCCGCTTTTTCAGTTGGTGGGCCAACAGCTTTATTTTGACCTACTTCCAGAAGGTTGACGATCCGGCCAACGTTCGCCTCATTGAGACGATTGTCGACACGGAGAACATCCGGGGCGGAGCCTACGTTTCCGCCGGGAAGTGCGCAAGGGCTGAAATCACGTTCAACATGGACGAAAACCCCGTCACCAACCTGATTGACGGCAAGCTCACTTTCCACCAGTACCTCACCCCGTACCCCCCGGCGGAGGACATTCACAACATTCTGGAGTTTGACCCCTATGCGCTTGAGAGCGCACTGGGGGCGGCGGCAACCTAAAGGAAGGAGGAAATAACCGATGGCAATCGCAGGAATCCCCGAAGTCATTAACGACTTTAACCTTTACCTTTCCGGCAATAAGCTGGGCGGCATGACCGGCGAGGTTGCCCTCCCGGACTTTGAGGCCATGACCTCCACCACGTCCGGCAACGGCATCCTGGGCGAGTATGAGGCCATCATCCTCGGCCACTACGGCAGCATGGAGCAAGAGGTGCCTTTCCGTTGCATCAATGAGGACTATTTCAAGATGGTCAGCCCCAGCAAGGCCGTGGAGCTTACCCTCCGGGGGGCCATTCAGCAGTCCGAAAAGGACACCATGAACGCAGGAGAGGTCGGCATGAGGGTTGTTTTCCGGGGCCGTTGCAAGAAAATTGCAATCGGCACCGTGAAGCAGCGGGAGCAGATGGGCAGCTCTATCACCCTTGAGCTTACCTACATCATGGTTGAGATGGGCGGCAAAGAGAAGGTTTGCCTCGACAAGATCAACGGCATTTTCCGGGTAAACGGAGAGGACCAGCTCGCCGGAATCCGGGCATTGACCTAAAACAACAAGGAGGACAAGAGCATGGACACCAAGAAGAAAACCAACACCACCACGGAGCAGGACGCCGCCCCGGAGGCCCCGGTCATTATCCAGGACGCCGCCACCGTCACCCCCGCCCAGGCCCCGGAGGCTCCCGCCACGCCGGAGGCAACGGAGGACCCGGAGAGCTATGTCCGCTTTCACAAGCCCTACTTTTTCGAGGGCAACCACTACGCCGGGATTGACCTCAAGGCCATTGAGGACTTGACCGCAAAGGATATGTGCGAGGCGGAGAAGTACCTCAGCAAAAAGGGCATCATTTCCCCGCTCCCGGAAATGACGATGGAATACATCGGCTTTATCGCCAACCGGGCCACCGGTCAGCCCATTGAGTTTTTCATGAAGCTCCCGCCGAAGGATGCCACGAAGGTCAAGAACAAGGTGACAAGTTTTTTCTACGGCGAGGATTAAGGCCAGACGACGGCGACCGGCTCCGGGAAATTTGCGTAAACATGGCCTTGACCATGCACTCCGATTATTGCAAGTTCCTCGAAATGCCCGTTTTTGAGCTGATAAGGACGGTGGAAACGACATTAAAGGCGGTGAAAAAAATTGGCAAGCGCAAGCACAAGTAAAGAGTACAAGCTGGCCATTAAGATCGCCGGAGCCGTTTCCTCCTCCTTTGACAGCGCAATAGGCGAGGCGGGGCAGAAGATCGCCAACCTCGGCAGCATTGCCCAGGCGGCAGCAGCTACAGCCGCCGCCGCCTGGGGAGCCTTAAAACTGGGGGAATTTATCAGCGACGCCATAGCGATAGGCTCGGAGTATGAAACGGCGTTTGCGAAGGTCCAGACCATCATGGACAAGACGCAGACAAGCTCGGAGGAAATGTCCTCGGCGATTAAGGCTCTATCCAACGAAACAGGCATAGCGGCGGCGGAGCTATCAGGCAGCGTATATGACGCCATTTCCGCAACAGGTGACACAGCTAACGCCGTTTCGCTTGTTGGGGACGCCTCGAAACTGGCAACCGCCGGTTTTGCGGAGAGCGGCGACGCCCTATCCGTCCTCACCACGATCATGAACGCCTACGGCTTGAGCGCAGACGAGGCAAGAAATATTTCAGACAGCCTAATCATGACGCAAAACAGAGGCGTTACCACGGTCGGAGCATTGGCCGGTTCTATGGGCAAGGCAATAGCTACGGCCTCCGCCTATTCTGTTGACCTCAACAATTTGGAGGCGTCCTATATCAGCCTGACAAAGGCCGGTATTTCCACAGAGGAAAGCACCACATACCTTTCCAGTATGTTGAAAGAGCTGGGCAGCGCAAACACGAAGGTCGCCAAAATCATTAAGAGCGAAACAGGAAAGAGTTTCGGCCAGATGATGAGCGACGGTGCCTCCCTTGCGGACGTTTTCGACATTCTTGTTAAAAGCGTCAACGGGGACAGCGAGGCCCTAATCAACCTTTGGAGTTCGGCGGAGGCCGGAAAGGCGGCAAACGCCATCGCCTCGCAGGGGATTGATTATTTCCGGGAAAGCCTCGACGCCCTCAAAAACAGCACATGCACAACAGAATCGGCCTATGAAACGATGGCCAGCACCTTTGAGTTTCAATCGAAGCTCATAAAAACAAACTGGGACAATTTAGGCATTTCCATTTTTGACAGCCTTTCCGGCCCTATGGCCCGTGTTCTGAAAATTGTGAACGGAGCTATGCCAGCGGTACAAGGGGCCATTTCCACAGCGGCGGCGAACATCGGGACCATGATAGCAAACGGCCTTGACTACGCTATCCCACGGATAACCGCCTTTAAGGACCGGGCTGTTGAGCTTTTCGGGATGGCGTCCGAGGGAATCAGCAAAGTCGTAAGCGCACACAGCAGCACCTTTGACAAGCTGGGCGAATTAGGTTCCCGCATAGGAGATATTTTCGCCAGCATCCAGGAGAAGGCGCAGCCGGTACTTGATTACATTTTCAGCACAGGAATCCCAAACGTTGCAGACGGCCTCCTGGACCTTGTGGACCGGCTGGCGGACCTGGGCCTTTTCCTTACCGAACACAAGGAATTGGTCATTGCCGCAATAGCCGCCTACGCAGGATTTAAGGGTATAACGGCCCTTTCCAACCTGGGGAACAAAATAAGCAACGTATCCTCCCTTTTGGCAGAATTTCAAGGCGTAACCAGCAGCTCAGGAATTGCCGCCGCAATAGCGGAGGGAAAGCTCTCGAAGCTGACCGCCGTATTTGGAGCATTGACCGGGCAGGTCAAGCTCACAGACATAGCCACAGAGGCCGCAAAGGCGAAGCTCGGCTCTTTCAAGGACGGATTCAAGGCCATCGGCAGCGTAGCCAAAAACGCCTTTACCGGCCTAAAGGGCGGCATTTCTTCCATAGGCACCACCCTGGCAGGGCTAGGCAGCAAGATAACGGGCTTTATAGCGGCCAACCCCGCCGTCCTGATTATTGCCGCCATTGCCGCCGTGATCGCCATTGTTGTGACCCTATACAACAAGTGCGAATGGTTCAGGGAAAAGGTTGACGCCATCATTGAGGCCGTGAAAGGCTACCTCTCCGCTTTTTGGGAAAAGGCAAAAGAGGTCTTCCAGAAAGTATGGGGAATTGTTCAAGAGGTATGGGGGCAGATACAGCCGTACCTTGCGGCGGCGTGGCAAGCTATCATTTCCGCCGTTTCCGCCGTTGTGACGTTCTTCCAAACCAACGTCCTCCCCGGCATCAAGGCGGTTTGGTCTTCCATTTGCGGCGTTTTCGCCGCCGCCTGGGAGCTTATCAAGGCCGTTTGGGAGAAAGTACAGCCGTTTTTCCTCGCCATTTGGGAGGCCATAAAATCCATTTTCGAGGTTGTAGCCCCCATCATAGGCGGATTTTTCAAGGTCGCCTGGGCGGTCGTTCAAGCGGTCTGGTCCGTAGCCGCCGCATGGTTTACGTTGGTTTGGGAAGGAATCAAGGCCGTCTTTTCCGTAGTTGGAGCGGTCCTCGGCGGATTCTTCACCACGGCCTGGGAGCTTATCAAGGCCGTATGGAACACCGTCGCCGCCTACTTCCAAGCCGTTTTTGATACCATAGCCGGGATTTTCTCCTTTGTGGCGGCAGTATTGAGCGGGGACTTTTCGGCGGCATGGGAGGCCATCAAGGGCATTGTCGGCACCTGGGCGGCGTTCTTTGGCACCGTTTGGGAGGGAATCAAGGCAGTTTTCGGAGCCGTTGCCAGTTGGTTCGGCGGCGTGTTTTCCGCCGCCTGGGAGGCCCTCAAAGCCGTGTTTGCCCCGGGAGGAGCATTTTTCCAGAGCCTGTGGGATACCATAGTCGCCTTGTTTACTTCCATCGGTACCGCCGTAGGCGACGCCATAAGCGGGGCCGTGAAGGGGGCAATAAACGCCGTACTCAAGGGGGCCATTGGAATAATCAACGGCTTTATTGACGCTATCAATTTCGCCATAGGGGTTATAAACGCCATCCCAGGCGTGAGCATTGAGAAAATCCAGAAGCTAGAGGTCCCGCAGCTTGCAAAGGGCGGCATCGTGACGGCACCCACCCTCCTGGAGGCCGGGGAGGCCGGGAACGAGGCCATAATCCCCCTCGGTGAGCTTTGGGGCAATATGCAGGATATGATCTCCACCAACTTGAGCGGGGCCACCGACGGAATCGCCGCCCTTGCGGAAAAGTTTGAGGCGGCGGACATAGGCGGCAACACGGCCCCCATTTCTGACCTTTTAGCCAAGCTCGACAACCTGGGCAACGGCGACGATGACCCGGACAACGGGGGCGGAGAGCCGCCCGTGCAGATTATTTACTCCCCTACGAATCATTACCATTTTGAAGGGGAGGCACCCAGCAAGGAAGACATCGCCGGAGCTGAATCCATGTCGCAGGAAGAATTTAACCGCCGTGTTGACCAATATTTCAAGGACCGGCAGAGGACACATTTTAGGGGGTAAGCATGAAGACCATAACGACCGTCATGGGGGACACCTGGGATACGATAGCCCTCCGGGCCTACGGGAACGTCCTGCGGACGCAGGAGCTGATGGAGGCCAGGGAAAACGTCCGCCTTTTGGATATTGAGGTATTCCCCGGCGGCGTTGTGGTCTTTGCCCCCGACGTAACGGACACCTACACGGTGGGAGATTTGCCGGAATGGAGGAAATAGACCATGCTGCCACGCAGAGCCACCGTCTCCATGATCTACAACGGCGCAAACGCCACGGAGCAAGTCGCAGGGTATATAAATTCCTTTGAGTACACGGACGTAGCCTCCGGGAAAAGCGACAGCATCCGGGCCGTTATGAATGACCGGGACAACAGGTGGAAAGGACCGTGGTTTCCCGTGAAGGGGGACAAGCTGGTCCCCACCATTGTCCTCTATAATTGGACGGCACCGGGGCAAGTGATACATTTCCCGTGCGGCACCTTTGGCGTCGATGATTTCAGTTTCAGCGGCGGACCCGACAAAATGAACCTTGACGCCATTGCCCTGCCAGCCTCCACCAGCTTTAAGTCGGAGGACAGGACGGAAACCTATGAACAGGCCACCCTGCAGGAGATCGGGCAGAAAGTAGCCGGTCGGGCCGGGATTGCCCTTTTCTTTGACGCCAGCGACGTGGCCATTGAGAAGGTCGAACAGAACAACCAAAACGATTGTGATTTTTACAGCGGCCTCGTTGAGAAATACGGCCTTTCCCTAAAAATCTACAATGACCGGCTGGTGGTTTTTTCAGAGGCGGACTACGAGGCCAGAGGCCCCAAGTTTATATTGACCCCGGCGGACTTTGACCCCGGCTGGACCTGGGACACCACCCTCACCGGCATCTATACCGGCGTCCGCTACCAGTACACCAACAGTGACAAAAACAAGACCTTTACCGTAAAGGCCGGGACAGAGGAACGGCTCTTGACCAATAACGAACCGGCAGACAATTTGACGGAGGCGACGGCCATAGCCCTGGCGGCGGTGAACAATGCCAACAGAGGCACCACCACCATGAGCCTGACCATGATGGCAAGGCCGGGGCTGATCGCCTCGGACACGATAGAGATAGCAGGACTTGAGCGGCTCTCCGGGAAATACTACGTTGAGCAAGTGACCCACAGCATCGGCAGCGGCTACAAAATGAGCCTTAACCTCCGAAAGGTTGAGCCGAGGATTTCAAGCCCTACGGCCATTTCAAGCACCGTTTCAGAAGGAGGATAGCAATGTCCTACGATAAGGGATACTTGAGAATAGGCAAGCTCTCAAGCATTGACTACCCAAACGGGAAAGCAAGCGTTACCTATGAGGATTTGAACGACAGCACGACCGCAACCTTTTCTTTCCTGGCGTGGCAATATTGGATGCCGAAAGAAGGGGACCAAGTCCTTGTCGCCCACCTTTCCAACGGAACGTGCGCCGCCGTGATTCTCGGCCCCGTTTGGCACAACGGACACCGCCCCCCGGAGGGGCAAGAAGAACTTTACCGCAAAGATTACAACCGCAAATATTGGGACGCCTACCAGCGGTATGACCACAAGGCCCTTGAGTATTTGGAGGTCATAACCGGGACCTATGACATTAAGCCCACAAAGGACTTTACCCTCACGGTGAACGGTACCACCATCATAAAGGTCAAGGCAGACGGCTCCATTGAGATAACAGCCCCCGCCGGAATCAAGATCACAACCCCGCTCATTACCGTAACCGGGGACGTTGTAGCGGACGGCAAGAAGGTAAGCCTCGCCCACCATACGCACCCCGGCGACAGCGGAGGCACCACAGGGGAGCCGAACTAAAGGAGGGATAGGCCGTGGCAATAGCAAACTGGGGAACCGCCGTTATTTTCAGCGTGAGCGAGGATAAAGTTTTCACGTTCCGCAATATGAACAGGACCGTCGGCTCCTCCTGGGCCACCCATAGCCGCATCGGCCTAAAGGACCAAGTGGAATTTTTACGGGCCAACCTCCAAAAGCTGACCTTTGAAATTGCCCTTGATTTCAATTACGGCGTTGACCCCAGGGCAATTATTGAGCGCATGGAGAGGGCGGCGGAGATGGGGGAAATTCACCCTTTCATAGTTGGAGGCAGACCCGTGGGCCGTCTTTGGTGGAGGCTTACCGACGTAAGCGAAGCATGGGAAACCATTTACAACAACGGCGTTTTGACCAACGCAAAGCTCAATATAACAATGAGCGAATACCTATAACAGGAAGGAGGGGGCAGCATGGACCTATCCGGCATTGAGGTCGGTTTTGAGTACGGGGAAAGCGATACCGACGTCCGCAGGGAGATCGTGCGCAACGTTCACACCCTTCTATTGACCCCGGTCGGCACTTGCCCCCTTTACCGGGATTTCGGCCTTGACGTTGCCTATTTGGACTTTCCCCCGCATATCGCAAAGGGCCTCTTTACCGCCGCCGCCATTGAGGCGGTAGAGCGGTGGGAACCACGGGTGCGGGTTACGGGGGTTGACTTCCAGGCGGAGGGGACAGAGGGGAAATTGAGAGCAAAGGTGGTGCTTGCCATTGGATAACCTTTTAAAATCGGTTTTCGACTTGCCGGACGTTTCTTTTATTGAGAACGACACCCTGGACGCCATGATGCAGCGGCTTGTCGCCAATTATGAGAAACGCTACAAAGAGGTCACCGGCAAGACGGTAAGCCTCGGAGCGGCGGACCCGAACCGGGTACAGCTTTACGCCATAGCCCTGGACCTTTTCCAGATTGAGCAATATGTGGACCGGGCCGGGAAACAGGACCTTTTGAAATACAGCTATGGGGAGTTTTTGGACAGCCTCGCCGGAAACCGCCGTGTCACCCGGCAACAGGCCACAGCGGCCAGGACAACCCTCCGCTTTACCCTTTCGGCGGTCCGGGACTACGCCATCGGCATCCCAGCGGGTACCAGGGCCACAAACGGGGACGGCGTCTATTTCATGACGGAGGAATATGCGGAGGCCCCCGCCGGGGCCAGGTTTGTAGACGTTGACGCCATCTGCACAAAGGTCGGCATTGAGGGAAACAATTTCCTAAAGGGGCAAATCAACGTGCTGGTGGACCCGCTCCCATACGTTGAGAGCGTAGAGAACATAACCGACACCTCCGACGGCACCGACCTGGAGGACGATACCAGCCTTGCGGAGCGGACCTATTTAGCCCCCTCTGGTTACAGCACCGCCGGACCGCAGGACGCCTATACATACTGGGCCAAAACCTACAACACGGATATAGGCTCGGTGCGCCCCGTTTCCTTGCAAGAGGCCGGAAAGGCGGAGGTTTACATCCTGATGCGGGACGGGACCCTGCCGGGGCAAGAGGTTATAGAGGGCTTGCAGGAATTTCTCCGGGACCGAGAGGTCCGGCCCATGACCGACTTTGTAACGGTTTCGGCCCCCGGCGTGAGGACCTATGATCTTGAGCTGACCTACTACATAGGTCGCTCCGACAAGGCCCAGGCCACCGCCATACAGGGCCGGGTGGCGGAGGCCGTAGCAGCCTACAACAGGTGGCAGACCATGGAAATAGGCCGGGATATTAACCCCTCGGAGCTTGTCCGGCGCATACGGGAGGCCGGGGCAAAACGGCCCATCGTTGCAAGCCCCGAATATGCCCCCATAGGGGACACGGAGGTCGCCCAGGTAGGCACCGTAAAGGTGTCCTATGGAGGGCTTGAAGATGATTAACATCCACGACGGCCAGATCACCGACCTCTTGAGCAACAGCCTCCGGCACAACCCGGAAACAATAGCCATCGCCTACGCCGTCCTGCAGGAGAAACGCCGCATTTTGGCCCTTGTAGAGCGGACCCGGCTCATGGCCGCTGTTGACAGTTTGGAGGAAAGAATCCTGGACTATTTGGCCGTTGAGCTACGAACCCCGGCCTATGAGGACAGCCTCCCCCTGGAAACAAAGCGGACCTTGATTAAGGGGACCCTGCCCTATTACGCCAGCCTGGGGACACCGGCGGCGGTTGACTGGGTTATAAAGGCGGTTTTCGGCAACGGCGGTATTGATGAATGGTTTAACTACGGCGGAGAGCCGCACCACTTCCAGGTGAACATCCCCATAGCCGGGATGATTACCCCGAAAATGATGGAGGAATTACGCCGCATGATCGCCAGCGTGAAGCGGCTCACAAGTTGGCTCGACAGCATCATTACCTATTTGGAGCTTGACGGCAAGGTCTATATAACCCCGTTTTTGGGGAAACCGATGCCCATAACCACCCTCCCAACCCTTGAGCCGGTTTTTGCTACCGCCGCCATTTTCAGCAGGGCCTCGGCAGCGTTGCAGAGCGTCACAGAGACGGCCCTCCCGGCGTTGAAGGAGAACGACACCACCGTTATGCCGGAGCTGATAGAACACGCCACAGCGGCGGTCCAGACGGTCACAGAGACGGCCCTCCCCTTCCTTGAGGAATTGCCGCCCCATGATATGAGAGCCGTCCAGCGTATCAGCGTAAGGCCGCTCCTGCCGGTTACAGAGACAAGGCTCCCACGGCTTGAGGATTTCAGCACCACACTAACCGCCGTTTGTAAGGGCAAGGCCACCGCCGCCCTGCAAAATATCAGCGAAACCAGACTGCCAGAATTGGAGGAATGAAAAAATGAGCCAATACGGATGCACCATCCCCCGGCGGGGCCGGGAACTGATCGCCAAAATCCTGGCGGCAAAGATACCCCTCAAGATTTCCAGAATCATGATGGGGCAGGGGGTATGCCCGGACGAAGTTTTTCCCGGCGACCTTGAGGACCTTGTGGAGCCGGTCGCCGCCGGTACTTCCAATGAGCCGACCTACGATGGCGACACCGTACACATGACGGTGGAATACCGCTCCGACCTTAACGGGGGCCTTGACCACGGCTTCTGGATTAGG